GGGGACCTTTGTAGAAATAATCCCGAAATGTGTGATCCAAATGTTCGTGGATCTCAATTAAGTGTTTTTAGAGGTCTTGATATCAGTGGAGATAGACGATAAATATTTCTCGTGTAATAATAAATGGTATACCAACTTCAACCTGGTCTTGCGATCGTTCAAAATGCAGGTGCGCTCCCACCAGTGAAAGCAACTGAAGAAGTCTTTGTTTATCCTCAGCCCAGTTCATTGAACTGCGGGGGATGCCGTCCAAACACCATGTTGTATGGCACTTCCCCATATATGGCGGGTAAAGGCTCTCCAGCGCAGTACATTGATGTGAGTGACCAACTTCGCCCACAAGCTACGACTCGATTTGGAAAGGTTATTGTTCCAACATATGAACGCAATCTCTTTCCTCTCACCAATATGGAATGCAAAGTTCCTCTTCGTACCATGACTTACGAACCTGTGAGTACTCGCGCCGAACTCCAGAACGGACTTTTCCAACAAAGATACGCTAATAAAAATGTTACTAAAAAATAAGAATGGCAGATCCCATTTCACTTGCAGCTGTTGCTGGACTTATTTTTGCTGGCAGAGCTTTGAGTAACAAATCTGAACCGGAACCACCTATGGTTGTTCAACCAGTTGTTCAATCTCCTACCACACAACAACAAGAATATGACGATGAGGTCCCTTTATTTGTAGAAAGATCCCAATTTGAACCACGTGTTGAAGTTCAATCAAAACGGGAAATGGAAAGTTTTGCTGATATCACCTATCAACAACGAAGTGGGGGTCAGGAGATCTTAACTATGAGAGATCGTATGTATGACACAGGTCGTATGAATAACCTCTCACCAATTGAAAAGCAAATGGTTGGACCAGGTTTGGGTGTGAGTGCGAATACACCAGCCACGGGTGGTTTTCAACAAATGTTTAGAGTCAATCCAATTAACGTTGGTGAATATAGACTTACATCTCTTCCAGGACGTTCTGGTCCAGCTTTCGATACCACAGGTGGTAGAGCTGCCGTTGTTGGTGAATTGACACACAATAAACCCGAAACAACTGCATTCCTCCCATCACGCCTACCCACGGTGGCGGGTCGTGCCCAAGGTATGTCTGGTATGATACCAAGACAAGAACACGAAAAGACTAAGAGAACTACTAACCGCTCCGAAACTGGGCATAGAGCCGACGGTCTCGGATTCAGTGGCGCCAAACGATTTGTTTCAGCACAAACAATGCCACAGGATCCAACGCGTTTCAAGGGTGATCGCAACGATCAACAATTTGCTTACTACAGTCACGCGAGTCCTGGTATTACTAACTTTAATGGTGCTTATGCGACCAGTGTGGCTGCTCAGATTTCTAACAAGAATAACGAAGAGTTGATGAAGTATGGTTTCAGACCGGAAGATCGCAGAGGCAAAGCTAACCGTATGGGTAATGCAGGCCGTATGAATGTTCGCGAATCTCCACTTAAACAAGGTGGTCGTCTTACAGCTGTTCGATCAGATACTTCAAGAATTGATGGACGATTTGCCGCTGCAGACGGCGGTTGGACGCAAAACTACCAACAAAAACCATTTCACCAATTTAATGCTTACAAGGGTAATGAAAATCCATACTCACGTGATTTGGGAGTAGCGGCGCGACAACTCCAGAACAACCCATTAGCTCACAGCATTTGTTAATTTTTGATCAATTTATAGACAAAAACAATCATTAAAATATTGTACCTATATTTTAATGAAGGTTCATACCCTTGATATAGACAGTAGTCAGAGAGATACGAATGTTTATACTTACGCCAATAACTATGTCATATCTCTCAGTGAGCCTATTTATGATGTAACTAAAGTTACTTTGTTATCAGCACGCATACCCACACCACAATTGACGATTTCTTCTACAAATAAGACTTTTAGTATTTATGATTCCGGGGCTCCACTTGATACCATTGAAGTTACCCTCGATGAGACAAATTATACGAGTGGTACCACATTAGCTGCTGATTTGGATGCTAAAATGCAACCACCTTTGACATGCATAGATTCGGTAATCTTTGATTCGGATACAAATTCTCTTACATTTTCAAACACCACTGCAAGTAACACTTTTGCACTTGAATTTTTTGATGGTACAAATGGCTATCTCAGCAATTCGTCAGTTACAACACCTCACCAGGTTTTGGGATTTTCATCAAAGAACACGGGTGTGAGTGATACTGTGGTATCCGGTGCAATTAATTTAGAAGGTCCAAATTCACTACTTATTCGTCTCACAGCCGGATCCGATGAATTCACAAAAACAATTTATTCCGCTACACCATTTTATACTGGACATGTCTTGTTGAACGGCACAGACTTTATAAACTATCATCACGCGGATGACCCATTAACACACGAATTTTACAAAGGACCCCAAAAATTCATACAAGATATCAAGATTGAGTTTTTCTATATGAGTCATGGGAGATTAATACCATATGATTTCAGAAATCAAGATCATATATTGAAATTTGAAATTACTGGATCTACAGATAAATTAGAAGGACTTCCAAAAGTTCCATTTGAAGTCGTTAAAAAGGAGTTACCGCCACCAATAAACATCCCTGCAATTGAGGATGTTTATAAATGGAAAGAGTATATTTCTATTGGTGTAATTATTTTTGTAGGTATTTTATTACTTTCTTTAATGCGTCAAAGACCAAAACTTAGCGAGTAATCGCGAAGACTGGTTGCGCTGGCTTGGAAACGCGAGTAGAGATAGCGGAAACAACCATGTACACTGCAATTGACAACAAGGTGGTGAGGATGGCGGTGAGAGTGTACTGGGTACCACCGTTCTTTGGCACCTTGACAAGTTGTTGGATGACCCAACGGACTAAGTCCATCCAGCTCATCGCCGCGGCGAAGCTGAAACCGGCAACAATCGCGTTGAGGGATTGAGTTTCCAATTCTTGGGTCACGAGATTAACGGTCTTGAGAGCTTGGGCAGTCATATCAGCCATAGTGAGAGTTTTATACTATACATTAGGAAAATTTTTTATTCTGGTAATAATTCCTCTTTCCGAACTATCTTTTTGTACTGAGGTTTCCTGATCATCTGCGACTTGGCAAATATTTGTTCATCATCAGAATCTTCATCAGTGCTACTTTCCGAATCGTCGTCACCCGTGACTTTGAATGACTTAAATTCAGAAATCGTCCATCCCTCCGGCTCCGATGTACTCATTACTATTAATAGCATTTTTTAACATCTCTTCTACAGGACTTTGGGGAATCCAAGTGTCCCAACGATCATAAGCCTCGTTCATTTGAATGAATATCTGTTCACTACCCGTGTATCTTGTAAATTGCGGGCAGTCTTCTGGTTCAACTTCTTCAACATCTTCTTCGTCTGAAGATTCTTCGTTGTATATTTCTGGACAAATTGAACCAATGTTTTGACCAACGGTGTACATCACACAGTACTTGATGGCATACTCCATATCTTCACCAAGTACTGTATCACGATCACATGCTTTTGAATATTGTGCTGCCAGCATCATACTTCTTTCAAGAACTGGCATGAGAATGCCAATAAGAGCATTTTGTTGGGCTTCCTCATAAGCCCCTGAAGATTCGCCGAAACCAGTTTTCATCATCTTTAATATTTAACGTCGAAAAGAGTTTGAGCAGTTCCCTCACTTACACGGAGAATGTTATGGCTTATAGCGTATATTTTAGCCTGTCTTGAATAATCGGCACATGGTGTAAGACTTAGGTTTAAAATCTGTTCTTTGACTAAACTGAAGTTAATTTGTCCAGTTGGATACCATTTTTCGGGTTCAAGAGCAAAACTATATGAATAGAATCTTCTAAGAAGTTGTGTTTTTGAGTGATGAATTGCAGATTGAACTGCTTTTAAAAATATAACATTCCCAGTTTCCGCTGTGATTATTGGCTGACCATCCAAATCAAGTGTTAAATAATCCAAGTTTTCATATAATATATATTTTCCACCCGTTTCTAAAAGTGTGTTATCATAGTCGAATGGTGTTATAAACTGACCTTCGCCTGTGCCCACATCACCTTGTCTTTGAATCACAAAGTAAAGTTCTTTTACAGGATTTACAAAATCGAGTTTGAATGAACCGGTAGTTGCAGCTTGATCAATATTGAATATATTTTGCTGAACTTGTGTTATAATATAATCTCGTTTTTCATTTTCAATTTTTAATCTTTCACATGGATCTAAGAAAATGACTTCCGTGCATAGTGTGAATTCTTTGAGGTGAATCGTCCCTTCTTCTAATGTTCCGATAAGCTCCCCCGTTGTATTTTTAATAATTAGGTGATCATAGTTTCTCAACTTGATTTCAATTTCAACTTCTTGCTTTTTGATTGCACATAAAGGTATAGCCAGTTCTGGGTTGTTGTAAAAGTAAAAAGGTATATCAACAAAAAATACATCTTCTGTATCTGCACGCCCAATACTGGCTAATATTTCATAATCAGAAACACGCCTGTCAATTGTTCTTTCCGGGTATTTTCCGACAAGATGTTTCAAGGCTCTTTGCTTTGTCTGAGTAATAAAATGTTCAGAATAGATCTGAAGATAATCACTTGGTATTCTCTGTATGATTTTTCCACCAATGATTAAATCTACATATTCAATGAGTGCATGTCCAATTGATTCTATAAAAGTGGCATTATTTGTATCGGGGATTGCTGGAAGTTTCATTTTCACACTTACCGTTTGCAAAAGATCACCCGTGTTTTGTGGTATCTTAAATCGTGCTTTCCCACCAAAATCTACCACATTTTCCGATTCAATATCAACATATTCCCTTGAAAAGTTTGAATGTTTTTTGAAACTTTGCAAAAAGTAGGTGTAGTCTGGGTCTATGGTAAAGAACATGTCTTGGGGTCCAGATGTTAAAAGCTGAACGACACCAGCCATTACTAATATAGGAATCTAAAATTTTAAACCAGCTAAACCACTCTCAACGCGAAGTACATTATAATTGATTGCATACACCCGTGTATTGTTATCATCGCTGTCATTAATTGGATTTATTTGGATTGTAAGAAGTTTGTGTGCTATTCTACTCATATTTACTTGTCCAGTTGGGTAGTGACGTTCCGGGTTGAAAGAAAAACTATACATACCAAATTCTGATTCGTTGTACGTATTTAACCCCAATTCTGGTGGGCTTACATGATGTTTCAGAGACTGTTCATACACAAGGAATTTCCTATCTCTATTGAAAACTACTTCATTATTAAATTGAAGTTTTACATTTGTTATTGTATTGTATCTATTTGGGTGATTTGCTGCCACAGCTGCTTCTGATTGTGAAACAAATAAAAGTTCTTTTACTGGGTGTGAAAAATTAATCATTACAGATTTAGTATTCTCACCAGCTTTCATGACAAACTTTGACATCTGAACTTGGGTGATTACATAATCAAGTGGTCTAGATAACATGAAATTTTTTTCATCATCCGTTAAAAATACAAACTCTGTGTCGAGTGAAAATTTTTTAATATTAGCGGAAAGACTTCCACTTCCAGTAACAAGTTGTGCAAGTGGTCTTAACTTTATTCTCACCTCGACCAATTGCTTTGTGAGAGCACACGTTGGTATAGCCAAACTTGGATTTCTATAAAAATAAAATGGAAGATCTAAAAAGTATGTATAATCCCCTGTAAATTGAATGGTATTACCGTGGCTGTTTAGAAAATAAAGAGTTTGATCAATGTCGTCGTCTGTATTATATAGTTGCTGATGCATGTAAATGTATTCACCTGTAATTTTTTCAACTGTTTGACCACCAATTAGAAGCTCTGCACTTTCTATCATATGTGATACAACCGATGGACACCATTCATACCCAGATGATGGATCATCGAGTGTTATTTTTAGTGTCATATTTCTAACTAGATCGCCTTTATCATTTGGGACACGGCAAGTTATAGTCTTTCCAAAATTTATATCACCATCAAATTGACTTTCAACATAATCTATGGCAAATTTGGTGTGGCGTCTGAAATTCATCAGGAAATATGAAAATTGTGGATCTCCTGTTAGCCATTGATCTTGGATTCCAGTGGCGGCAATTCTTAAACGACCTGACATTCCTACATTATGTGAGTAAAATTTTGCTAAATAAAACGGGACACTACATTAGAATGAACCTTCAATTGAGGAAATTCAAACCCGAAAATATGAGCGATGATCGGGTGTGTGTGTTCATAGGTAAGCGTAACACAGGGAAATCAACACTAGTCAAGGATATTATGTTTCACAAAAAACATATTCCAGCTGGTATAGTTCTATCAGGAACAGAAGAAGGAAATCACTTTTATGGTGAGTTCATTCC